GATTTGTTGTTTATGAGACAACAAGTCTGAAGTGTGAGTGTGGTGAGGAATCTCATCGCATTCTCTCAGCGCCAGCTTTTAGGTTAGAAGGGTGGTCTGGAGCGTTTCCATCATCGCATGGGAAGTTCGAGAAAAGCCATTTGGATAAGTTAAAGGCTGAACGCAAAATCAACTCATAAGCAATAATGCCGAGTTGAATCTCCTACAACCGATTGACGGCAGGAAAAGGAAAGAAGTATGTTGATTGATGACGACAAAGAAGAGTTGGGTGAGTTAGAGATCGAAGAGAAGAAGATCGAGCAGAAGCCTGAACTCCCTGAGAAATACAGGGATAAAAGTTTAGACGACATTGTGAGGATGCACCAAGAGGCTGAAAAGCTCATTGGTAAGCAAGCACAAGAGGTAGGCGAGGTCAGAAAGCTAGCCGATGAACTCATCAAACAGAACCTTAGTTCCAAGCAGCAGACTAGACAGGAAGAGCCTGAAGTAGATTTCTTTGAGAATCCACAGAAGGCAATTCAGAGGACTGTTGATAATCACCCTGACATCCAAGCGGCACGACAAGTAACGCTAGAGATGAAAAGGGCGCAAATTCAGCAAAGGTTAGCGCAAGAACATCCCGACTTTGGAGACATCGCCAGAGATCAGGATTTTGCAAATTGGGTGAAGTCTAGCCCTGTTCGCATTAAAATCTTTGAGCAAGCCGATGCAGGATATGATTTTGACTCTGCCAATGAATTGCTATCGACCTATAAACAGTTACGTTCTGTTAAACAGAAGCAAACAAGTGATGAGGGTGAGGTAACTCGCAAACAGAACTTGAAAGCAGTAGGTGTAGATGTAGGTGGTTCTGGTGAATCATCAAAGAAGGTATACCGAAGGGCAGACCTTATTCGGCTGAAAATGCAAGACCCAGATCGTTATGATGCCCTAAGTCAAGAAATTATGGCAGCATATCAAGAAGGTCGAGTTCGTTAAACTTTAGGAGATTTAATCATGGCATATCCAACACCAGCGGTAACCACAACAACCGCAGCAACGTTCATTCCAGAAATTTGGAGTGATGAAATCGTAGCCGCCTACAAGAAAAACCTTGTATTGGCTAACATCGTAATGAAGATGAACTTCAAGGGCAAGAAGGGTGACACTGTTCACATTCCAGCTCCTACTCGTGGTTCAGCTTCTGCAAAAGCCGCCTCTACTGCCGTCACTTTGATTGCAGATACTGAGACAGAAGTTTTGGTTAACATCAACCAACACTTTGAATACTCACGTTTCATTGAGGACATCGTTGAAGCACAAGCCTTGAACAGCTTGCGCCAGTTCTACACTGCTGACGCTGGCTATGCGCTTGCCAAGCAAGTAGACACTAGCTTGATCCAATTGGGTCGTGCATTCAATGGTGCTACTGTCGGTACTAACGACTACGCAACAAGCAATACATCCACCAAAGCCTTTATCGGTTCTGATGGTACTACTGCTTACAACAGCACATCTTCCAATGCAGCCGCATTGACTGATGCCGCTATTCGTCGCACCATTCAGCGTTTGGACGACAATGACACTCCTATGGATGGTCGTTTCTTCATCGTTCCTCCTTCAAGCCGCAACACGTTGATGGGTCTGTCCCGTTACACCGAGCAGGCTTTTGTTGGTAACGGCAACGCAATCCGTACTGGCGAAATCGGTCAACTGTATGGTATCCCCGTGTTCACATCTAGCAATGCTGACTTCGGTGCTGGTAACTCTGGCGCTGATCGTATCTGCTTGATGGGTCACAAGGACTCTATGGTTTTGGTTGAGCAAGTTGGTATCCGTTCACAGACACAGTACAAGCAAGATTATCTTGCTACTTTGTTCACATCGGACACTCTGTATGGTGTTAAAGCCATGCGTACTGCCGCTACAACTGGTGCAGCTTTGTCTTCTAGCGCATTTGCGTTAGCAGTTCCAGCCTAATAGTTGCCTTTTCCCCTCGCCTTAATCGGTGGGGGGATTTTTTACTTTAAGGAGATTTATTATGGCAGCAGCAACAGCAGTCGTTTCCCGCAGGGGCAATGACCAGTTCCGTGGTCTATTTACAGACACTTGGGACGTTACCTGTACTCTTGATAGCGCTTCAGTAGCTACTACTGCAACCGCTACAGATACAGTTACAGTTCCAGGCGTTGCTTTGGGCGACATGGTTATCGGTATGGCAATTGGCGTTTCTGAGGCAGGTTTGGTTCGTAGAGCCTATGTTTCAGCCGCTAATACAGTTACTATCGTGACTTACAACCCTACAGCAGGTTCTGTAGACTTGGCATCAACCACATTGAACCTTATTGTGGCTCGTGCGGTTTAATTAAAGGGGGCTAATACCCCCCTTTTTTTGGAGTTCTTATGGCGACCTTTAGATGTTTAACAAGTGGACAAACAGTCACTTTTACCTATCAGCACGATATTGATTCGATGAAAGGTCATCAAGGTTACGTCAGAATTGATGAAGTTCAAGAAGAAACTTCTGAGAAGCAAATAGTTTTGCAACCTCCAGTACCTGTTAAGAAGATGGGTCGACCAAGGAAATCAAATGTCTGAGATTGATCCACGAGAATTTGGTAAGCTAGAAGCCCAAGTTGAGGCTTTACAGAATGAAGTCCATGCACTTCGCCAAGATATTAAAACGCTTTTAGAGATGGCTAACAAATCTAAAGGCGGTTTTTTCGTTGGAATGGCTATTGCCTCTGTTGTTGGCGGTGTCATTTCTTTTGTTGCAACCAAGCTAGTTCGATAAGGATTTATATGCCTCAAGTTGGAAACAAGAAATTCCCATACACAGAAAAAGGCGAGAAAGAAGCCAAAGAGTATGGAAAGAAGAAATCTATGCCTGTTACTGTAATGATTGCTATTGGTAAGCCTAAAGCTATGCCTACCCGTGGTGGTCGTACTGCTACCAACATGATGAAAAAAGCAGGTCGTGGCAAATGAAAAAGACCAAAGCAGAGGCGAAAATCTCTAAGGTCTACAAGGAATTTAAGGCGGGAACGCTTCACTCTGGTAAGGGTGGCCCTGTTGTCAAGAATCCTAAACAAGCAGTTGCGATTGCTTTAAGTTCTGCTGGCATGAGTAAACCAAGGAAGAAGAAATGAAACAAGGTCTTTACGCTAACATCAATGCCAAACAAGAACGCATCAAAGCTGGTTCTAAGGAAAAGATGCGTAAGGTTGGCTCTAAAGGCGCTCCTACTGAGGCGGCATTTAAGGCTGCGGCTAAGACCGCAAAGAAGAAATGAAATCTCCTGCTTGGCAAACAAAAGAAGGAAAAAACCCCAAAGGGGGCTTGAATGCCAAAGGAAGAGCATCGTATAATGCACAAACGGGTGGTAATTTAAAACCACCAGTAAAGTCGGGAGATAACCCTCGTAGGGCATCCTTTTTAGCACGAATGGGCAATATGCCTGGCGCTGAGATGAAAGATGGGAAGCCTACCCGACTCCTATTATCTCTTAGAGCTTGGGGCGCAACGTCCAAGGAAGACGCTAAAGCGAAGGCTAAAGCGATCTCTAAGAGGAATAAATGAGACCTGTATCCGTTGGAGTTGAACCTACAGCCGCTACGCTGACTACTGTTTATACAGTACCAACGGGTTACTACGCCAAATTCACAGTCATGTATATCCACAATACTGGTGGATCGACAAAACACATTACTGTGGTGTGGAATGATGCAAGTGCCGCTACTTCCTACGACATCCTGACTGAATACAACTTTACTTCTAAGCAATACCTTCAATTTGATGGCAATGCTTATATCGTTTTGGAAGAAGGCGATAAAATTGAAATTACGACTGAAGCGGGTAGTTCATTCAGTTTTATTGCCACATTTGAAGTTTCAGGAGCGCAACGAACATGACCTACTTAGAACTTGTTAACGATGTTCTTATACGCTTGCGTGAAAGCACAGTATCTACTGTTGGCGAAACAACTTATTCTGCTTTGATTGGCAAGTTTGTCAATGATGCTAAGAGACAGATTGAAGACTCTTACAACTGGAACTGCCTTGCTCAAACAATTACAGTAACAACTACTAGTGGTACGAGTTCTTATGCTTTGACAGGTGCGGGACAGAAGTTTCGTGTTAACGATGCTCTGAACACAACAAGTTTGATTGGTCTTCGCAATATTGAGTTTGTGGACATGAACCGCAAACTAAACCTTGGCGCACCTTCACAGTCTATTCCTTCAGAGTTCTGCTTTAGCGGTGTAGATGGTAATGGAGATACCAAAGTAGACCTGTTTCCTGTTCCTTCTGGTGCTTTTACTCTGTTGTTTGACCTGACCATTCCACAAGCCAATTTGTCTGCTGATGGCACATCCGTCAAGGTTTTAGACTATTTGGTGACTCAGAGTGCCTATGCTCGTGCTTTGATTGAGCGTGGTGAAGATGGTGGAACAAACTCTTCCGAGGCTTATGCTTTGTTTAGGTCAATGCTATCTGACGCTATTGCATTGGAAAGCACTCGTTATCCTGAAGACAACTTTGTGGCGGTCTAATGGCAGCAACACTCCAAAGTTACAGTCTCTCAGCACCAGGCTTTTTTGGCCTGAATACTGAAGATTCTCCCCTTGATCTAGGGGCGGGATTTGCTTTGGTTGCGACTAACTGCATCTTGGATCAGTATGGTCGTATTGGTGCTAGAAAAGGTTGGTCAAGGGTTAATCCTTCCTCTGGCAACCTAGGTGCTAATGATGTTGGTGTTATCCATGAATTAGTCCAGACTGACGGGACTCTTACAGTTCTGTTCGCTGGAAACAACAAACTATTCAAACTTGGCACTTCTAATGCGGTGACTGAGTTGACCTATGGTGGTGGAGGAACTGCTCCTACCATTACTGCATCTAACTGGCAAACTGCCTCCTTGAATGGCATTGCCTACTTCTTCCAAACTGGTCACGATCCACTCATTTATGACCCCGCTATAAGTACAACTACTTACCGCAGAGTGTCTGAGAAGTCTGGTTATGTGGCGACTGTTCCACAAGCAAACATCGCTATTTCTGCTTTTGGTCGCCTGTGGGTGGCTAATACTGCTACTGATAAAACAACTGTTACCTTCTCTGACCTGATTGCGGGTCATGTATGGGGAGGTGGTACTTCAGGCTCACTCGATGTATCTCGTGTGTGGCCTAATGGTGCAGACGAAGTGATGGGCTTGGCAGCTCACAATGATTTCTTGTTTATCTTTGGTAAACGACAGATTCTTGTCTATTCTGGTGCTTCCACACCCGCATCTCTTGTTCTGAGTGACACAGTAGGCTCTATTGGATGTATTGCAAGGGATACCATACAAAGTATTGGTACTGACGTTGTTTTCTTGTCAGATTCAGGTGTTCGCTCGTTAATGAGGACTATCCAAGAGAAGTCTGCACCCCTAAGAGACTTGTCTAAGAATGTTCGTTTTGACCTAAATTCATCTTTAGCAAGCGAAACATTGGCTAATTTGAAGTCTGTTTACTCAGAAAAAGAAGCCTTTTATCTGCTTGTTTTACCCGCATCTTTCCAAGTTTATTGCTTTGATACCAAGCAATCCTTGCAAGATGGTGCTTCCCGTGTAACCAAATGGGACTCAATTGCTCCTACTGCTTTACGTTCTTTGCGTAATGGCGACTTGTACATTGGTAAAAATGGATACATCGGTAAGTATGGAACTTATCTTGATGACACAGTAACGTACCGATTTGCGTACTACACAAACAATGCTGACTTGGGAAACCCTAATCAGATTTCTATTCTAAAGGCTGTCACTGCCATTGTGATTGGTGGATCAGACCAGTATCTCTCAATCAATTGGGGTTTTGATTATTCTGGTGCTTATCGTGCTGAGAATATCTACATTCCTTCACAGACAAGTTATGAGTATGGAACTGCTGAATACAACATTGCTGAGTACACAAGTGGTGTGCCAATTAAGACACTAACAGCCAATGCTTCAGGTGCAGGAAAGATTGTTCAAACAGGGTATGAAACAACCATCAAAGGTGTTTCTTTTTCATTGCAAAAGATTGAAATTCAAGCCAAAGATGGCAAAATGGGCTAAGAGGTAAACCATGTCAAATTACACAAAAACCACTAACTTTGCATCAAAAGACAACTTATCACCTGGCAATCCTCTAAAGATTGTCAAGGGTACTGAGATTGATACAGAGTTTAACAATATTCAGACTGCTGTTGGTACTAAAACAGACAATG